TTTGGGTACAAACACCTTCGCCTTATGTCTGAAACCAATTCTCACATAGATGTCTCGCAATAAAGTCAGTTCGTTGTTATTCACTACGAGGTTTCCTTGGTCGTCTTTCTGACAGCATGATTCGATACCGTTGATAATGTTCGTGTCGAATGTTTCCAGTTGTACGCTATCATACCAAGGGTCACTCTCATTCTCTTTGTACTCAAAAACGAACGGCAACGCCCTCCAAACTCCATTTTGTGATGTTCCAGTCCTCTCTGGCATCACATTTTTAATTCTACCTTCAAATTCCATAATCTTTTATCTTAAATTGGTACATGTATTTCCTTGCTCATTTTCTTGAGCCTGTCACGTTCAAGAAATTCTATCGCTTGATCGCTAAACTCTCCGTATTCCTGAAGTTCTCGCTTTTTGCTTGGAGTCAGCATCGTGACAGGTAGGAATGTTCTCACAGTGATCATTTTGTAGCCGTCAACGTCCCGAATCGTTCCAAAGGCATAACTGGCAGGATAGCGCATCACTATCTCTCTGTCTTTATACCCCTCTCGCGCTGGCTTGTCCTTGATAAGATGGTGGTGTGCCAACTGAAGGAATCTGAGCATCATTGCACGACTCCTGTATTCAAGACCCAACCGCTCCGCGAACCGCTGGAAGAAATGACTTGTGAAATGAATGCAACCAGGCATCATCTCACAAGTCTCTGTGTCCTCACTATCCATCCTGACGTATGCACCTACGCTGCCGATGGTCTCATAATACATCACGCAATAACAGAAAGTGTAACAACCGCCGTGTCCATCTCTGGAAGTGTGCTCGTATGCAAGCCATCTGTTTCCATTGGGTGATTTATACTCAACTGGTTCAGAGAACAGTTCCTTTTCGGTCGATTCCCATAATTTCCGACATTGATCCGTTCGCCACTTATTATAGCCATTCTCGCCGTGGTGCTTCTTGATGAACCAGTAGTTTGCCCGCTTCTCGTCATCGTCAAGTTCCTTGCGAATCTGTGCAGGCGTTGAATTCAATGTAATCATATTGTCCCTTATGCTTGTAAAACTTTAAATCTTGTATCGTATGGCCAATCATCAAAACCATTCGTCACCATAATTTCTGGTATAGAACAGTAATCATAAATCGCCGTACAACAGTTAGGCCTATTCCTATAGTTACTTTCTTCCTGTTCGCACCAAGACAGCGGAAGCCCGCGAGCGTCCTGCGGTTCGCTAAGGAAGTCGCCTGGTGGCAAATCATAGTAAAGCGGCGCATGGTCAAGAGTCATTTTTATATATGCTTCAGATAGACTCTCGCAATGCTTTGCCGCTCGCTTCATTTTCTCAACCCACTCTGGTGTAAACGGACAATGCCACACACCTCCGCTGGGGGTTCTGTTGCTGAAAATCATGTTAGAAATTTCCCGCTATACCAAGTACTATCAAGAATGCCACCACAGCGATGTGCGTATACACCACTTCCCGATTAGTCACTCTCTCACCTGCCAGGGTCGAGAACACCATGTTCGTCTTACCCATCCATTTGCTCAATTTCTCGTTCATAGTTGTATGTTTTAAGTTAAAAAATATTGTCAGTTAAGTGCCTTGTGGCTTTGCCGCAAGGAATTAAAAAAGAGCACTACCTTCACAGGCAATGCTCACATGCCAATGTTTAACTTATAGAATCCTTGTCCCCCTCTGCGTTTCACGGGCTTGGGGTTTCCGTCACCGTCTCTCTTGACGGGGCCGCATTACAACAATACATATCCTGGAGAGACTTTCCATGCCGTTAATGGGATAGGTGTTCCAATTCGCAGTCGCATACACCTTTAGTCCTGCCTTGGTAGTATCTTCTCCTTTCGGGGCCTTCCCGTCGTCTGCCTCACGGCTTTTTCGCGTGCCAACGGCTTTCGGTTGTCTACTAACCATCGCATGGGTTCCCCTCACATCTTTATGTTTCTTTTTCCTGGCCTTCGCCAGTGTCCACGATGTCAATGACCGCTCTCTCCTTTCATTTTGCGGAAGGTGAGGGATTCGAACCCCCGATGTCCGACGCTTTTCACCGCTTGCCAAGCATTAAACCTTTAGCGGCTTATTCCGTTGCCTTCGACCACTCAGCCAACCTTCCTTGTCTTTGTTCTTTGCGTCGCTATTGTATAGCGACAACCGCCTTGCACACCAGCCTCTCTATCTCCCCGCTGGCGAACATCCGCTGAATCTTATTCCTTGGGTATAGGTAGATGTTACCGTGCGTCTTTCCGCTTTCATCAGTCACCCTCGGCAATCGTCGCGGCAATGAATGGCCATATCTATTCAGCCATGCAGGTTTCAGTGTCCCGAAGTGCTTGCAAAGTTCGTCGCCCGTCAGCCACACCTCTGAGTACATTTCCATCTCCTCTTCCATTGTGCGTCTGACCACAGCCTTCAATTCCATCATCTCTTCCCGTGTCATTGATCCTTTGTTTTTAGTTCTTGCCACCGTTCCAGACGGTTCTCCGTCTGGTTATGCAGTCCTCGTAATCGTTACCGTCCTTTTCAGCGTTCCCTCTACAGCCGGACTAATAGGAGCAGAGAATTTCCACCCATAGGTCTTCGTGCGGTTCTTCATCTGCCCAGCCAATGAAGCAGCAGAACGAGCAGCATCCCAATTCGGCAGAGTGTAAGCCATAGAATCGCCTACTGCGAACTGCTCCAAATCTTCGATTGTAACCTTGTCTTTTACCATCAGTTATTTTAATTTTTCTTAATTATTTGCTTGCTTTGCAACAACTTGGCAAGAAATTCCGTATATTTGCACTCCACTACATTTGCCAAAAGTGGTGCAAACTGGCGGTTCTCCGCTTCGCTAAGACGGGCTACCCGTCAGACGGATATTTCTTTGCCTCGTTGTTTTGCTTGCTTGCTTAATTCCGAGTGCAAATATAAGAATTAAAAATGAAATCCGTGTAAAACGGTGTAAAGAATTAAGGTTTTTTAATACAAACGGATTAAATCGAAGTAAAAAATGACGCTTGCTAACGGTTTATTTGCACAAGTTCTTGACTATCTATATAAAGAAGGTCTGGTTGCGGATCAACAAGAACTATCCGCTAAGACTGGTATTACCGAGACAACTATATCTCGAATACTTAATGATAGGGTTCGCCAGCCTTCGAAAGAAACATGGCTAAAACTCAACGCAGCATTTGGCAACATCTTCAACCCTCAATATTTTCGAGGTGAGAGCATTGTTATGCTTGTGGCAGACCTGGAACACGAACACGTTGATATGGCAGCAGAAGACGAACCAAAGCCTTTTATCCCATCATGGGCTGACGCCTTCTTCGACATCATGACTCAGCAGGTAAAACAAAACGAAGCCCTCAATAATGAATTGCGACAATCAATCGCAGAAATGAGGGAAATCACAAAACAACTTTCACTCTTAATCGAAACATTACATAGATAATTATGGTATTCCTATTATTTATACTTTTCGTTATAGCTGTTGCATGGTTCATTTATACAATCATGCAGTGCAAACCGTCATTATCTGCCTCAAATAGTAAGTCTACAGGGAATAATAACGCCTCGCTCAAAGAAGATGCCAAGTCTTCGTCCTTTGCGCCTAAATTGAATTTAGGCACCAATGCACCTATTCAAGAACTTAAATATTTCTGCATCAAAGACAAAGGCTACCACATTTCCGTTTGGCCTAAAGACCTGAAAATAGGCGATTACATGGAGTTTAATCTCGCGGGCCTATCGTTCCGCGATAACATCGACGACTACCTCGGTGAGTTCAAAGGCACACTGGAGGCTGAACCTACCAACGCCTATGACGCAAACGCCATCAAGGTGCTCGCACCTGATGGTCATCACGTCGGCTATGTTCCAAAAGATCAGACTCAATATGTACGCGACTTTACGTCTCTACCATGCTCTTGTTTCTGCTACATTGGTGATAACTGTGGCATATATTTCTCAGATTGCTATATTGTGAGGAAACAGCCAAATGTTTCCCCAATAAATTAAAATTATGTTAATAAAATGTTCAAAACCCTCATAAATACTATGTATCCCCAAAAATGTATTCGACTCCCTCCAGCTCCACAACACAAAATGAGGGATTCTGGCAAAAATGCTGGAATCCTTAGTGTTTAAGGGAGTTTTAGAGAGTTTGATAAAAATAAAATAAAACGCAAAATGTCGCAAATCGACGCAAAAAAGAGAAAATGTTTTACCAAATGTTTCCCCATGTTTACCCAAGAACTCAGAAATGGGGAAACATTTGGGGAAACAAATGACGGAAAATCCCATAAACAGATGGGTAAACAAATAAATTATGAACCTAAAATTAAAAGAAAATGATACGAATATCTTTAGTATATGACCATAGAGGTAGGACTCCGAAAGGCGAAGAGGGTCCTATTGAGGTGAGGGTGACTGTGAACCGTAAACCTTACTATATTAATACGGGTGTGTGCGTGCGCAAGGGTAGGCTGGTTGGTAATGCTGTCAGGGATGATGAAGAGTCAACGAATGCGGACACATTGAATGAAAGGCTGACTACCATCGTGACGTTGGTGGAGAAGGAAGTGAACAAATGCCTGGAAGAACAACGGGATATTGACGTGGCTGAGATTCGTCGAAAGGTATGGGACATTTCGCCTGCAAACGATGACGACAAAGATGAGCCGACAATGATAAACTGGATCAAGTCGTATATTCAGACAGCCAACGTATCAAAGAGCACCAGAAAACGATATATCACCGTGTGCAACTGTCTGCTGGATTTCGGTCGGATGGTGCGCTGGGAACAGTTAACCGTTGATAATATTTACGCTTTCGACGTTTGGCTGAGGAATAAACCAATACCGCTGACAGTAAATCACAAAATGGCTGGCATTACTGAGCCGCACATCAGTAATGATTCTGCATACCATTACCATAAAGTATTGAAGGCGGCTATTAATAAGGCCATAAAATTTGACATTATTACTTTCAACCCTTATGATAAATTGAAGGGTGTTTTCAGACGGGATAATCGAGAGAATGTGGACTATCTAACCGAAGAGCAGATGCAGAAGATTCTTGCAGTTACTCCCGTTCCTGGTTCGCAAGTAGATAAAGCCAAGGATTTATTTATCTTCCAAATGTACACGGGTTTGGCATACGTCGATACGCAGAAGTTCGATGTAACGAAGTACAGGGAAGTTAATGGTAAATGGAAGTTCATAGGCGAGCGTGTGAAGTCAGGAGTCCCTTATGTATCTATGCTGTTGCCTCCCGTTGTAGAGGTGCTAAAAAAGTATGGATGGCAAGTGCCAAAGATGGATAATCAGCGATATAATCAGATGCTGAAAGCCATAGGTATGGTTATTGGGATTGAACGTCTACACTCACACATGGGGAGGCATTCTTTTGCCACATGGATGCTTTCTCAGGGTGCAAAGATAGAAAATGTGAGTCGCATGCTTGGACACACCACCGTCAAGCAGACGGAGCGATATGCGAAGGTGCTGGCGAAGGATGTATTTGATGATTTTGACCGAGTAGCGGCAAAACTCGACAAACCATTATTCCTTGAGAAGTTGCCGGAATTGAAAATAAAAAAGCGGTGAGGTTATGCCTCTCCGCTCTTTTCCTTGTATTCCTGTGCGAGTTTCTTGCTGAACTCAGCCATACATGCCTGCAACTCTGCACTTTCTTCGTCTGTCATTGGTGGCTCGGTATCTTCCTCTTCATTATCAAATATGTCGGGGTACATATCCTTCACTGTCTTGCCTTCAGAACCTCTGAAGGCGTAAGTGCTGGCAAAGACATTCTCTGCAAGAAGTTGATAGGTTAGACGGTTGCGCTTGCGGTAGCCGCGGATGATTCGACGAGCCTCCCAGAATCGTACTTCATACAGTAACTCACGACGGCTGATGCCTATCTCGCCTACGAGCAACTGATATATGTCGCAGGCGGTTAGGAGTTTTTTGATCCGACGGGTGAACCGTCGGACACCATGTCCTTTGGTTCGTCTGATGGGATATGATAGAATTGTGATCGTAGGCCAATTACTGTTCCAAGGGCGACACCTATTTCCTGCGGTGAGCATTCGAACATCAGTTCCTTGTCTGTGATGGGACACGTCTCGCTCTTGCTCTCATAGTATGATTGCAAAGATGCAATGATGAGGTAGATTGTCTTGCGAATATCCGGCATCTGTTCGTGCTGGATTTTCTCGACAACTTCCTGGCCGAAATTGATGATGTCTTCGTCACTCAGAATCTTGTATGAGATTTCGGTGGCGTAGCAGTAAGCCAGTGTGACCTGCTTGCCGCAAATGGTGATTTCTTTTGTAATCATGATTTCTTCTGGGGTTTAGTTTTTACTTTTCCAGCGGGTGAACCGCTGGACACTCTTTAGTAAAACCGCCCGCGTTGCTGGCTATGAAAAGAAGAGTCAGACAGGCGAGCGGTCTTGATAGGATATTATGCGCCCACGGTGTAGTCGCCGTAGCCAGCAAGAGATGTGTCATAGGTGGCTACCTGGCGGTTGGCTGCATTGATATTCAATGATGTGATGCGGCATTGGCCGCTGACAATCACGCTGCCCTTGGTGCGGTTGTTTGCCCCACTGACATTGGCAATCTGCCAGTACAGCAGGTCGCTGGCCTCATAATATTCCATGAGTGAAGCGAGATCCTGACCTTGTACGGCTGACGTGATGGTTTCACCAGATTCTACAAGCGCATTGCTGCTGATGTCGTAGGTGTAGCCGGTGGGTTCTTGTACGTCAAATGTCCCAGTCGTATCTTTGGTTGTCGCGCTTTCAAGACTCAGGCTGACATGCAGGGACAAAGTTTTACTACCGGCTATAACCAGGGCTGGATTGCTTACGTCGCTAAGGAACAGGCGAACGAACTGACCCTTGGTGTACGAGCCAGCAGCAATGGTGGCTGTGCTTGGTGTGGTCGTCAGTTTCTCAAGAGCACCTGCACCGGTGAATTGGAGGCTTTTTGCGCTATTCTCCCGATCGGAGAAGGTCAGGGTTAGGTCATTCAAGAACGCCGTGCCTTTGCGTGCGTATGAAGCACTCTCGATGCCTTGATTGTCGATTGGCGAGGTTTCGTCCCACATAAGGGTGAACGGAGTCATCGACTTGATGGCGGTGAGCATAGCACCGGCATCCACCACGTTCAGCGACTCCACAGATACCGACCATGCGTTGCTGGTAACTTCTGGCTTTGAAGCACCGCCCACATCGTCTTTGGTCGAGCCATCGTCGGTATTCGCCGTGAGATTCACAGTGCACGAGTTCGACATGCCTATACATTTAAACTTGCTCGCGGTTGTATCGAATACAAGGATGCGAAAGTTTTGTCCTTTTAATCTCATAATCGTAAAAGTTTAGAGTTTTACACGATGTCAACTTGTAGAGTAAACAGACCCGTGACAGGGTTCTGTCCCACGGCACCAACTCTATACTTGCAATCGGCAGGAATGTTGTTAACCATTTCGGCCAACTCTTCCCGCGTCTTGGCAGTGAGAAGTCCTGTGCCGTTCTTCAGCAGTTCGTCGTATGGCGATGGCTGCTTGGCTTCCTGTGTCTCAACGGCAGAACCGTCGAGCACTTCATCAGATGTCTGAGTTGCTTTCTTGCTCATCGTCGTAGGTATTATTCACGTCGCACTGATACGTGAGCACTTGCCAGTAGCAGGGTTTTAGCGAGTCGTACTGAATCTGCTGTGCCGCGAAGTTGTAGTCCATGATGGCGGTGTCCGTAGCGCGGAGATATGACAGGATGGTGTCGCGCACCATCTGCGTCAGCGTGTGCAAGTCGTCGAGCGTCTTGGCAGTCACCTCCACACCGATGTTCACCGTGTCATAGTCACTCTCGTAGCGGTCGTCCTTGGTGCCCTGGTCGTTCGTCAGCCCGTCAAAGGTAACGATGACGTAAGGCACAGGCACGTTGTCAGCGTCTTCATCCGGCAGTCCTATGGCTGTGCCGTAGAGTCGCGGAGTCTCGTCAATGACAGTGGTGCCGTCATCGTCGATGGATTCCGTCAGAATCTCCAGCAGGTCATTGTTGGACTGCAAAGCCGAAACGAATATGCTATCTGTTTCAAGGCTCATTGTATCGCTTGTGACTTGTTATACATTTCTTTCAGAATCATTCTCTCCCTCTGTGGAACTGACGGCCGCACGGTCTTTGCTGTTGCATTGAGGGCGACCGTCAGAGGAACTAATCCCAGAAGTTGAGAGCGAAGAGAGTTTAGATTTCAGAAGAGCTGACAGGAGCAACAACCTTCAGCAGCTTGAAGGCCTGAGGCTTGTGCGGGTTGTTGTTGTCGCCGCCGTTGACGAGCTTTGACAGCTCGGTGAGAGAGAGCTCCATGTTCAGGGTCACAACGGTGGAGTTGCGTGCGCTGACAGCGGCACTCTGAGAGTCAACCGTCAGACGGACCTCACCGTGCTGCTCGAAGGCGAGATAGCGGTAGTGACCGATACCGATGTAGTGAACACCGGCCTCGCGCTCGTACTGACCTCCGCCATTCAGGTGGCCGTTGATGTGGCCACTGATGGTCATGGGGTAGCCCACGCACTTGCCGTCCTGTACGACGGTGCGGTCGGAGGTCAGGCCAGAGAGCAGCTTGGTGAACTGCAACTTGGTCTCCATGACCTTATCCATCGTGAAGTACGGGATGCCTTCGAAGCCCTTGTCGTAGATTTCAGCGGCCTTCTCTGCGAGGGTCTGGCCGATGTTCTCGTCGAGGGTGACTTCCTCCACGTCAACCTGTGCGAAGGGTGACTTGAGGTTGTCGTTGAACTGGGCGTGAGAGTACACGCGCTTTGCCTTGAGGATGGCAACGGCCTTCTGAATCTTGTAGAGCACGAAGCTGTACAGGTCGAAGTAGGCGTTGTCGATAGCCTTGTTAGAGATGGCGATGGCACAAGCCACACGCTCGGAGAGAGCCTTCACGTTGGCGAAGTTCAGTCCCTGCTCGGCGATGGTGTCAACCTCACCTGCAACGCGAACCTCGGCATCGTCGATGCTGTAGGGCCATACCTCGTCGCCTACTACGCCGGTGAGCATGGTCAGGTCGGCAGGCAGTTCCAGTCCCTCAACCTTGGTGTCGATGAGCTCCTTGATGTTCAGGGGGATCATGTTACCAGCGGTCAGGTTGCCGGTGGTGTTCTGGTCGGTGCCAGTGGTCACGGGGTTGGCAAGGATGG